GGACCAGTTTAAGTTATCCGAAATATCAGGTGAACTTATTTGTTTTAATTGATAAAAATCATCATCATTTATAATATAAACCAACATTCCGAATTGCCTTCTATCAGTTGTTATAAGATCTCTATCAGATAGAGTTTGCACTGAATGCAATCCACCTAATATCTCATTGGATAAAGCAGTCGCAATTGTCATGCCAGGCGAAAGTGGCCTTATAGGTGATGAAATTAATGTTCCTTGATTTAATGGCATAATTTTAAATTAATTTTCTTATATATTAAATTTTTATATTCTTTAAATTATCATCTAATATTCTATGTATATTATCAATTTGATCATATCGTATTCTTATTAAAGAAATATAATTATCCTCACAATAATCATTTTTAATTTTATCATTAAGTTTATTCGCTTGAAAATTTTGAATTTCATCAAAAAAAGAAATTGGTTGAAAGTGTTGAATGTCATAAAATTCTATTACAGCTCTATATTTAGGCAGATAGAAATCAAATGGTAAATTACAATCTATAAATTTATGTTCCTGATAAAATGATATATTATTACAATTTAAGAATTTTTTAATATCCTTTTTAAAAGTTGTCGATTTGCATTTTTTACAAACTTCACCATAGCTCAAATGGTTAAATGGTAAAACGATAAACTCTCCATGATCTGGACACATTAAGGTAACTTTTGATGTCTTATTTATATACACACATTTATCATATGAATATTTATAATCACTAACTAATTTAGAAAGATCAATAAAAACACCATTAGTTATATTTTTGGTCTCATGTCCAGATAAATGTAAAGTTGGCAATTGATTAATAAAAATTCCTAAATATCTATCGAATATTTTTATTTTTTTTAAAGCACCACTATACTCCGAGTCTGAATAATCAAACCTATCACCCCAAATCAACTTAGATTCTTCTATAAATTGTTCTGTTGTTTTTTTCTGTGTGTTTTTTTCTGGACACTTACCATCAAGGTGTTTATTAACTCTCTGTGTGTATCTTATGTTATCTATTTCTATTTTTATATAGTCTCTATAAGTTAGTTTTTCTGGCACATCTATATAAATATATTTATATCCATGTATATTTCGAGCCCTTTCAAGGAATTTAGATTTATTCATCTATATTTAATTCTTTTTTTAAAATCTGTTCTATATTATCAATTTCATAATATGGAATTCTTATAAGTTTAATATTATTTTCTTTACAAAAAATATTTTTAATTGAATCTCTCAATTTATTCTTTTCAAATTCTAATTCCCCACCAAATATATCAATCGATTCAAAATGTTGTTTGCCATCAAATTCAACACACACATTATAATATGGTAAATAAAAGTCGAACTCTAGTAAATTTATATTTTTACATCCTTCAAATGTTTTTTGATCTTCAAATTCAACACTCATAGAATTTAAAATTTCAGAAATTTTTATCTCACCTTTAGATCTATTACATTTTTGACATCCAATGCCATAAAGATGTGAGCTTGCTGTTTGATAAAAATATCCATGTATCGGACATTCTATTTCGATTTTTTGTTTTCCCGTTATATAAATAGAATTATTATATTTATAGTAATTCTTATGTATAATTTCACATCTACTGATCCACTCATCAGTAGTTAATGTTAGAGATTTCTTAATTATATCAACGCGGCACTTTTTACAACCGGATCCTTGTGTATGCAGTATAGGAGACATTTGAAATTCAAACTCATGAATTTTACATATTATTGTTGATTTAATATTACAGTTAATGTATTCAAATTTTGAATAATCATATCTATAATTGTGTATTTCTTCAGACTTTTGAATAAATTCATCCAATGTATATTTAACCCCATCTATAGTTTTTTCCCTTCCACATTTCTTACAACCACAACCATATAAATGATCACTTACTGATTGTGTAAATAAACCATGCTTTTTGCATCTAATTACTATCGAATTACCATTATTTTTCTTACTTTCTATATGTGTAGTATTTGAATAATCATATTTAAAATTATGAATAATATTAAATCTTTCTATAAACTTACTGTGTGTAAAAGATTTATTTTTAGAATTAGATAAAATTGAACACTTTCTACACCCTTGTCCATTTAAATGATTTCCAGCGGTCTGTTCAAAATACTCCAAATGATTATTACAAAATATCAATATTTTATCAACTCTTCTAGTGAATATAGTTTTATCATATTTGTATTTATTTCCATGTATCTCTATACAATCCAATATAAATGACTCGGTTGTTCTTTTAGTTTTATACTTCATTATTTATATATTAAAATACACTCTCCCTTTCTACTTTTTTTTTATGATTTTAATAAAGGAGGTATTGTTTTTTTATATATACTTAAAAAATAATAAATAAAATGGCTAAAACACAAACAAAAGAAGTAAAAAGGTTTGAATTCTCAAAAGTTGGAATTCTACTTGATAACATATCTAAGTCAATTCCAATTCAAATTGAAAAAGAAATAAAAGAGAAAAAGTTTATATCAACAGGCGTTTACATAGTAGATGCTGCAATGTCTGGTAGATTATTAAATGGTGGTGTTGCAACTAACCGTATTAGTGTTTTTGCAGGAGAAAGTGGCTCAGGAAAATCATTTTTAGCATACTCTGTGGCTAAAAATGCTCAGAAATCTGGATACTCAATAATTTATATTGATACAGAACAAGCTGTCGATCTAGAAGATTTGCCAAAATTCGGAGTAAGTAACGACTTAGATAAATTTAGATTGGTTAGATCAAATAAAGTTGAAGATATTAATATAACATTAACTCAATTAGTAGATGAATTAAAAGAACAAAAATTAGCAGGATATGAATTGCCTAAATTAATGATTGTACTTGACTCATTAGGACAAATGGCTTCTAATAAAGAAAAAGCTGACTTATTAAAAGGTGAAATTAAACAAGATATGACCAAAGCAAAAGCAATTGGTTCTATGTTCCGATCTATTAATAATGATCTTGGATACTTAGATATACCTATGATTGTGTGTAACCATACATACTTGACTATGGATCTTTTCCCACAAGCAGTCATGAAAGGAGGTTTATCACTTTTATATTCAGCTTCAGTTATTGGATTTATGACCAAATCAAAATTGAAAACTGGTGAAGAAGATGATATGGATTTAGGACAATCAGGTATTACTGTTTTATTTAAAACACAAAAAAATCGTTTAGCAAAACCTAAAAAAATAAGATTTGATATATCTTTTGCAACTGGCATGAATTCCTTTACTGGATTAGATGCCTTCTGTCGTCCGGAATATTATGATAAAATAGGAATTGCAAAGGGTAAAGAAGAAGTAGATAAATCAACTGGTGAGATAACTTTTAAACCAGGAGGAAACCGTTGGTTTGTATCACATTTGGGAAAATCAGTAACGACTAAACAATTATTTACGCAAGAAGTATTTACATCAGAAGTTTTAAAAAAAATGGAGCCAATAGTAAATGATTATTTCAGATTCAAATCGATTGAAGAAGTTGAAGAAGTTGAGAAAAATTTCAATTCAATTATTGAAGATGATGAAACAACTGATTATGATGGTGATTCATTTGACGCAGAAGATTTATTTGAATAATTATGAAACAGATTATCTTCAATATTTTAAGTCAGAAAGACCTTTTAAATAAAGGTTATGATATAGAAGAGCTTTATAAGGCAGGTATAGATAATATCATTTTAAGTATAGAATACTATCATGATAAGCCCTATACCTGTCAATCTGTTCTACAAGAATTATTTCAAAGGGGTGTTTTAAAGAAACTAAAAGAAATTTGATTATCTATATTTTATAACTCCTCCTATATTATTGGTACTTAATTTCATATGTTTTGGATAACCGGTTGTTTTCAATTGATATCCTGTTATCTGATCTGGGAATTTAGTAAAGTATTTCACTAAGTCAGATTTTATTTCATCAATTGAATCATAGTCTTCTTCTTCAATATTCATAATTTGAATCAATTGTCTGATATTATTTTCAACATATGATTCTGCTGTTAATTTATGTTTTAAATTGAATTCTGAAAAACCTTTTAAATTATCCATTTTGAGAATTATATATTAATCTTCTACATTATCTGTTTTAGGTATTAAAATATTAAACTTATATTTATCACCTTCTTCTTTGTAAATTATATATTTTGATAAATTACTCGACATCTTTCTCTTAACATCGGATGGCAAATTATTCCATTCATCAGATTTTAGAAATTTTTCTTCAAATCCTATTTTAGCAGCTGATGATTTACCGCTGATCCAGTCAGTCTCGGACATCTCAAATTCAACTCCTTTATTTATATCATTCATGACAGGTATTTTACTATTTGTAAATTGATATCCTGATTTTTCTAATCCGTTAACATATTTATCACCATCAGTTATATTTAAAACATCTTTTGCTTTATCTTTTAGGTTTTTAAAAAAACCACCTTTTTGTTCAACTTCTTGACCTTGTGCCTGAACTTGTGTCTGAACTTGTGATTGGCCTTTTGATGGATCCATATCTTTATCCATTTCTGATAAATCCATACGTTCCGATTTAGTTTCCACAAAAGCTCTCTGAACAATATCATCAGCTTCTTCTGCTGCTAATTCTTCATTGCCTTCTATATTATCCTTAACATCATTAACTGCTCCTTGTATATTTTCACTTACCTCACTATCACTTGGTAGATTATCGGATATATCTGTATTTATTTCTACATCCTCTAAATTAACTTTTGGTATTGATGAAATAGTATTAGCCGTTTCTTCAAAATCATCACTTAGTATCATTGAAAATGATGAAACCTGAGCAATTTGCAAAATAGGATCAAAAATTGGAAAGAATATTAGATTTAAAATAAATACAACACCAAAGAAAATAACAATTGCCCATTTTAATTTTCTGAATATTTTAAAAAATGTAGAAATTGCTCCTCCTATTTTAGACCATATGCTTTTTTTGCTTTCTTTTTTATCATCTGTTTTTTTATCATCTGATTCAATATCTTTATTTGAATCTTCTTTTGAATCTTCTTTTGAATCGTTATCATCAATTTTTTTATCAGTTTTGTCTGATGTATTTTTTTTATCAGTTTTGTCTAAGCTAAGATTATTTTTATTATTTGTGTTAGTTGCATTAGATGCTTGAAATTTAAATCCAACAAGAAATTCAAATTCATCTATTATTGATTTTTCATTTTTATTAATATTCTTCCAAGTTTCAGATAAAAACTTAACATTAGATTCAACTTCTTTCTTTTTTAGAATACTATGATTACTAATCCAATTAATAAATTCAAAAAATCCATTTGTTTTATGGTTTTTAATGTGAGTTTTTAATTGTTTTAATTTTTTATCAAACTCTTTATATAAATCTGA